CAATGCAAAAGACAAGAAACTGCATCAGGTCTATAAAGGACTGTCTGCGGCAGTCGTAAAAGAAGCGTTCAATTGGAACGATGATTTCATAAGGAATAACTAAATGAAAGAAAACTATCAACATTGTTTGGAGATGATTCTCCATCACGAAGGTGGTTATGTAAACCATCCTAAAGACCCTGGCGGCGAGACAAACCTCGGCGTCACGAAAAGAGTTTATGAAGACTTTGGTGGTGAGAAGGATATGAAAGACCTTTTAGTTGAGGACGTTGCTCCTATCTATGAAAAGAACTATTGGGGCAGAATGAAATGTGATGACATTCCATCTGGACTGGACTTATGTGTTTTTGACTTTGGCGTCAATGCAGGCACAGGACGAAGTGCAAAATATCTACAGAGAATGATTGGTTCAACACCTGATGGTGGTATCGGCCCAAACACTCTAAAGGCACTTGCTGTCTTTGTAGAGAATGAAGGATTGAAATATGCAATTGAAACCTTTCAGGCAAACCGTCAAGAGTATTATGAAAAACTAAAAACATTTGAAACCTTTGGTAGAGGTTGGACACGAAGAGTTCAAGAAACTACAAAAGAAGCTTTGGAAATGTCTTGACAAATCAATACCTTTAGGGTATTATAAGAATAATGGTGGTGGGGATACCTCTCTCTCTCAAATCTCTCTCAAGATTCCCTGCCACCATTAACTAGGCGGATGTAGTATAAAAGTATTACAATCGGTTTCCAACCAATAGAAGATGGTGCATTACCATCCATCCGCTCCAATTAATTTATAAACCCTTGAATTTCAAGGGTTTTTTTTTGTCTTTTTCTCTTGACATTTGTTATTATAACAGGTATAATGGCCACATAAGATAGAGAAAGAAGGTTAAATATGTTTAATAATGTTGGTGACCCAATTGAGGGATTTGTTGTTCTGGAATGTCACCCAGAAAGAGGCCCTGTCATTGTTGCTACTCATCAGTGTTTGGGTAATGCAGAGGAAGAAAAGATGGTTCTGAATGAGATGACAGAAGGTACTGAGTTTACCTTTGTCGTTAGAGAGACATTCGGTTGTATTGTGGAGACTGTATAATATGAATTTAGTAGAAGTCACTGGTGGTAAGAAATACCAAAGAGATATTGCTCAGAAGGTAGTTTATGCTATGATAGATACTTTGATGCCTCGTATGAGAACATTAGATATTGAAGTGAAGATTCGTAAAATCTCTGGTGATGCAGTTGGTTACTGTATGCAAGAAGATACTAATCGTATGTTTACTATTGATGTCCAGAAGGATTTATCCCTGAGAGATTTCATTACTACAATCTGCCATGAGATGGTACACGTTAAACAGTATGCTCGTAATGAGATGGACTGTTACGGTAGGAAGTGGAAAACAAAAGTAATATCTGACAAGGTTGGATACTACGATTTACCTTGGGAAAAGGAAGCATATAGGTTGCAAGACAAACTTGCTCAAGAGGTTTGGGATGCAGATATTTTATAAAAAAAGTGAAAAAAAAGTAAAAAAGTACTTGACATTTGTTACTAAAACAAGTATACTGTAAGTATAGAGTGAAAAGAGAGGTTTTATTATGAAGTTTGAAAAATGGTTAGATACGTTGGTTAGTGAAAAAGGTCTGGATTTAGACCACACATTTGAGTACAACGGCCCAGTCTACGGTATGAATATGATTCCCTTGGAATCAGTGATTGAACAAATTAAGGCGTTCCATCCTCAAACCCAAAAGATGACAAAGAATAGATTGGTTGAGATTGATTTCAAAAACGGTGATGTGATGCATTTCTTTGGTTACATCGCACAAAAAATGGCAATATAGGAGAATATATTATGGAACAAGTTGCAGTTATACACACAGCATTTGAGGACACACCGTCTACAGTTGCTTTCGTGGATGTACCAGAAGGTACATTGTCAGAGAAACTTGAGTACGCTTATAGGTGGACTCAGAACATCTTTGATAGTTGGTCACTAAAGATGCCAGAAGATGGTAACGATGCAGTTACCGTTATGGGTGATATCTCTAGTGGTATGGGTTTAAGGTCTACTTCAGTGGGTGACCAGATTTTGGTTGGTACTGAAAAGTATGTAGTCGCTGGATTTGGATTTGAAACATTAGATGGAAAGGAAGTAAAATAATGAGTAAAGTGAAAAGTTTATTGATGGATGTAGAAGAATTTGTTTATGACTTCTACACCCCAGAAGGTGAAATGACCGAATCACCAAAGGTAATTATCGAAAAGGCAATCGAGAAGTTTGGTTGGTCATTTGGTAGTTATGCAAGTGAGGTTATCGAAGAGGCCCAAGGAGAAATGGGTGCCTCTTGGGATTGGGAAAAATCTGTTTCTCAGAACTTAGTTGGTTTTGAGATGACGGATGGTAAAATATTTTAGTATAATGTTAATTATAACACTGTTCAGTGGATGCAGTGCGATTGAAACATCTACACAAATATATCAACTGTGCAAGTATCAAGATAAATGCCCAGTTGAAGTTTTAGGAGATTGGTTAAATGGTCAGTAAATTTGTTTTAGGAACAGCAGTAATTGGAGTTGCTTTGTCTGGTTGCAATTATGCAGTAGCAAGTGATTGTGATTATACAAAGAAAGTGAACACTCAGTGGACACAAGAAATTCAGAAAACTGAGAACATTAATCGTGATGTCTTTCCTTATGTAGAAGACACTCGTAAGTGTGTTATGACTATGGATGTGACCGTTGACGGTTCTATATACCCTGCTGAGGGGACTTATGTATTTGGGCCTGATATGACTGAGAACACTGCTTGTGAAAACGCCACAATCAATGCTAAGAAGTCCATTATTAGTCAAGTATCACCAGAGGTTCTATCTGCAAATACTGATATGGTATGTAAGTCTGATGATGTGGTAGTCACTCAAAATGATGCGCCTGTAGTACAATCAGCACCAACGGAAATTGTAGTTGCTCAGAATACTTTACCTTCTAACGGTGAGTGGGTTGATGTTGGTAACGGTGTAACCGAAAGAATTATTTCTTCAAAAACTATTGACACTTACCCATCTGATGTGGTATATTCTAATAACAATAGTAATTGGGGTGGCAGTATAGTGACTGGAACTAGTAACGTAATCGGTGGAATATTCAGTTCAATTGGAATTGGTGGAGCTCATGCTAATGTTCCAGACCCCCAGAACGGTAAAGTGTTTTTTGAATTAAGAGAACGTGGTAGTTGTTATGCTACTTTTGATGGAAACGCTGGTAAGGTTTGTTACTAATGGTTAAATTTATTATAGGAATTGTGAGTGGTATTGTTCTAATAACATACTACCCACAAATAGGGTCAGTACTAGGAGATGTATTCGTAGATACTGGCATTCGTGATGACTTAGTGAACTTGCTGAAAGGGGTTTAATAATGAATAAAGTCGTAATACTTGGAGCTTGTCTTGCACTTGGTGCTTGTAGTTCTAACAAAGTGGTGGAGACTATGAATACCATTCCACCAAACTCAATCGCAGATGCAGAAGTGTATCAGTATAAAACAAAAGCAGTTACAGAACAAATCGAGGTTATGCCTGATTGGTTCAAAAAGATGCCAGAGAGTGATACTGCAATCTATTCTACAGGGACAGCAGCAACAACAGATTTGCAATTATCAGTTGACCTTGCAGTATTGAATGCAAAGACAACACTTGCAGACCGTATCAATGGTAGGGTTCGTTCTCAAACAAAATCTTTCGTTGCAAAGATTGGTAATGAAGAAACTGCATCAGTGTTATCAGAAGTAGAAAAGGCAACTAAAAATATCATTGCAGATGTAGATGTTGCTGGATACAAAGTATCTGAAACTGAAGTAGTATCAAATGGGCCGAAGTATCGTGCATATGTACTACTAGAGTATTCTGACAAAGAAGCGAATAAGATTATTATGAACCGTCTGCGTAAGGATAGAATGCTCTTGTCTAAGATTAAGTCAACCAAAGCATGGCAAGAACTAGACGATGTAGTATCTGAAGTAGAAAACAAAGATGCTGTAAAATCAGAAAACAACTTGAAAGTACTTACTCAATAATGTTGCAAGAACTGATAGTTTCGTTAATGATATCGATGTCACCAGCAGAAGCGGCGGCAATAGATAAATCTGTTGCTGGTCATCTCGCTGATGAATCATATTGTCTCGCAGAGAATGTATATCACGAGGCACGAAACCAACCTAAAGTGGGACAGATGGCAGTTATGTCTGTCACACTTAATCGTGTGAATGACCCTAGATATCCTAATACGATATGTGGAGTAACTAAACAGGGCCCGACTAGACCTAGTTGGCAAGATGAAACGGTTATGATACCTATCAAACACAAATGCCAGTTCAGTTGGTACTGTGATGGTAAATCTGACCGTATTCACGATATGGAAACATTTAATTCCATTTATCTCTTTACAACAGGACTAGTTGATGGTACAATGATACTTAAAGATGTCACAGAAGGTGCAACACATTATCATGCTGATTATGTATCACCAGATTGGGCAAAAACTAAGACTAAAACAATTGAGATAGAAGACCATATCTTCTATAGATGGGAGACTGCTAGATGAATATTTTTTACCTAAGTCCAGATGAGATGGTTGCCGCACAAATGCATTGTGACAGTCATTGTAGTAAAATGATTATTGAGTACGCTCAATTGATGTCTACTGCACATCGTGTACTTGATGGTGAAGAATATTATGGACGTACTAAGAACAACCGTAGAATTAAACGGTGGTTGCATCCAGATGCCGAACTAGAGGATACTCTATACAAAGCATCACATATCAACCACCCTAGTGCTATTTGGGTACGTCAATCTCGTGCAAACTACAGATGGTTGTATCGTATGTGGACAGAACTAAATACAGAGTTCATGTATCG